CACGACCGACAAGCTGTTGCGGATCTCGAACGCGACCGCATTGCAAGCCGGCGACTTGCAACTCGCGCTCGGTACGGTCGCACGCGGCGCGGGTCTCGCGAAGCAATCGATCGACGAGATGCTGCCCTCGATCGGTTTGGTGAAGAACACCGGTGTCGACGCAAGCGTCGCGGCGTCGTCGGTTTCGTCGGCGCTGATTTTCATGGGCAAGTCAGCCGACAAGTTCAAGGAGGTCGGCGTCAAGGTCACTGATGCGAAGGGTGAGTTCAGACCGTTCCTCGATGTGATCCTCGACACCGACGCAGCGCTGCGAAAAAAATTCCCGAACGCAGCCGAGCGCGCAGCGAAGGCGACAAAGATGTTCGGTCGCTTCGGTGTGTCGGCGTTTCAGGCGATCTCGAATCAGGCAGCGACCGGCATTCGCTCGACGACTGGCGAGATCCTGAAGGGTGCCGACGCGATCGCGTACCTGCGCGAGCAGATGCGGACCGCAGGCGGCGCAGCCGAGGAGTTCAGGTCGAAGTTGCTCAACACGTTCGAGGGTCAAAAGATCCTGTTGCAAGGCACACTGCAAACCGCGGCGGTCGTGTTCGGCAAGCCGTTCGCGAAGGTGCTGAAGCCTGTCGTGACTATCGTCACCGACACGATCAACGCGATGATCCGAGCGTTTCAAAAGATCCCCGAGCCGATTCAAAAGTTCATCGCTGGATCGATTGCGCTCGTGTCGGCTGTTGCGACCGGTGTCGGTGTCGTGCTGTTGCTGAAGGGTGCGTTCGGTTTGCTCGGGGTGACGCTCGCCGGTTTCGGTGCGTTGCTCGCGAAGGCGTTGCTCGCAATCGCGCCGGTCCTTTTGGTGATCGCCGCAGTCGTCGCCGCAATCAAGTTCCTGCGATGGGCGTGGGAAAACGACTTCGGCGGCATGGCGACGTTCTTTCGCGGCGTGTGGAAACGCGTGGCGCTGTTTTTCAACGCGCTCGTGCAGTTGTTTACCGAGGGCGGCTTCAGCGGCGCGGTCATGGACGATCTGAACCGAGCCGAAAACCAAGGCATCAAAGGATTCGTGATCACGCTGTTCCTGTGGTTCAATCGCATCAAAGCGTTCTTCGGTGGGCTCGTCGAAGGCGTCAAGTCGATGGCGCCGCTGTTCGAGGGCGCGTTCGGTGCGCTCGTCGATGCACTGAAAGAGGTCGGCGCTGCGTTCGGTTTCGCGTTCACTGGACCTGGCGACCCTGCCGAGAACGCGCGCAAGTTCGAGACATTCGCGATCATGGGTTACGCCGTCGGCAAAGCGCTCGGCACGGTCGCGGCGATCCTCGTGACTGCTGTCGCCGGTGCGCTGCGCATCGTTGCGTTCGGGATCCGATTCGTGCGGGCGATCTGGGATGAACTCGTGTTCGCGTTTCGACCCGGCGTGAACATGATCAAGGGTCTGATGGCGATCCTCGCCGGCATCATCGAAGGCGATTTCTCGATGGCGTGGCACGGTTTGAAGATCGTCGTGTTCAGTGTGCTGCAAGCGATCTTGAGCGGGTTCACGTTCTTCGTGCGCAACCTCGCGCGAGGCATCGACCTGATCGCATCGATCGCCGGCAAGGATCTCGGGCTCGCCGACAAGGTGACGGGTCTGCAACGCGATCTCGAAAGTGCGATGGCGAAGCAACTCGGCGTCGAAGGCGACGTGACTGTCGGTGGCAAAAAGACCGAACGTGCTCGACCCGCGGCGCCAGCGATCGCGGCTGCCCCGGCTATGGGTGCGGTTCGTGCCGGCAACGAAGCGGCGCGGATCGCGGCAGCACGCGAAGCCGGGTGGAGCGAAGAGCGGATCGCTCGACTCGAACAGGCGATGCGCGAGGCGAGTCAGCGACCTGTCGTTGTGCAGGTCGACGGCGAAACGATCGCCGAAGCAAACAACAACGCGAACCGGCGCGCGCGCGAGCGTAGCTTCGCGCCGGTCCCGACAGGATCGTAATCATGGGATCGTTTGGCAGCGGCATTGATCAGGGCGTGCTTCAGTTCGTAACGCGTTATCCTGTGCGCGGGTTTTTGGTCGACTTGAACTCGGGCGCCGAGTTCGGTTTCCCGATGAACCCGACGACGCTTCAGGAATCGATCGCCGTTCAGTGGAACGAACAACGCGTCGTCGGTATGTCGCACCCGGTCCTTCAATACGTCGGCACCGGTTCACACAACCTGCCCGGCGTTTCGTTCCTGTGCGATCGACATATGATGTCGCGCGAGCGCAATCGCGACGTGTCGGTCAAGGACTTTTTGGGGTTCAAGCGTTTCCTGCAATCGTTGACGGTCCCGCCGCGTGGCACTGAGTCAGTCGCGGGCGGTGCACCGCCTCGCGTGTTGTTCGTGTGGCCCGAGGTCGTGAGCTTGATCGTTGTCGTGAAGTCGGTGTCGTTTCAGCACGAGCGGTTCACACAAGACGGCGAGCCGTTGCGGTACGTGGCACAAGTCACGTTCAGCGAGATCCGCGACAGTCGCATGACAAGCGAGCAACTGTTCAACGAAGGCAGCATCAGGTCGGGGTTCTAGCATGCCGCCACGGATCAACAGCAGGCACGAGTTCGTGACAGCGTTCGACGGCGTGATCAGTGACGTGCGCGAGTTGAGTGCGCGTGTTCCGTTTCGCTTTCGCGAGTTCAACGACAACATCAAATGGGTCGTCGGCGATGGCGACACGCTGTTCACGATCGCGAACAAGGTGTACTCGGGATTCACGGACCGCCCCGCGGGGCTGTGGTGGATCATCGCTGACTTTCAGCCCGACCCGATCCTCGACCCGACGCTCGTGCTCGAAACCGGTCGCACGATCTTCGCGCCATCGGAGCGCACGGTACGCGAGGAGATCTTGAACCCGAAGCGCAGGGATCTGTCGTGATGCGAGATGGACCGGTCGTCAATATCGCCGTGCGTGAAGGCGACGGCGGCGACGGTCGAGTTGACCTCGGCGACCGACTGATCTCGTTCGAGTTCGAGGACAACGCGCGCAAGGCTGACAAGTGCGTCATCACGCTCGACAACTTCGACTTGCGGTTCCTCGACGATCCAACGTGGCGCCGCGGTCAGCAACTCGAAGTGTCATGGGGCTACCCCGGCAATATGGCAACGCCGCAACGTGTGATCGTGAAGCGCGTCAGCGGCGGCATCGTGTTGCGGGTCGAAGGTATCGCTCGGTCCGTTTTGCTGAACCAAAAAAAGAAACGACGCGCATTCAACAACGTCACGCGAGCCGATGTCGTGCGCGAGGTAGCGCGCGAGTATGGCTTCAGCGGTTCGACGCTGTTCATCGAGGACACCGACGAGCAGTTCGAGACGATCAATCAACGCAACGAAACCGACGCTGCGTTCCTGAAGCGACTCGCGAAAAAAGAGGACTTCATTTTTTACGTCGACGCCGAGGGGCTTCATTGGGAAAGCGAACCGTTCGACGGCAAGCCGACTCACGTGCTGACGTATTACACCGATCAGGGTCGCGGCGACATCATCTCGTTCAACCTAGACACCGACCTGTTCAAGTCGCCCGGCAAGGTCACGGTGAAGGGTCGCGACCACAAGACGAAAAAACCGTTCGAGGTGACAGCCGACGACAACGAAACGAAACGGACCGACCTCGGCGATGAACTCGAAGTCGTCGACGAGCGGACCGGAGCGACCTCGATTCAAAAGCGCATGGCGCACGAAACGACGGTGCACTCGTCGGCGAAGGATGAAAAGGAAGCGAAGCGCGAGGCGAACGCGCGGTTCCGCAAGGCGTCGCGCAAACGAATGAAGCTGAAGCTGCAAGTCGTCGGAGACCCGACGCTGACCGCGAAGCGCGTGATCGAGGTCGGCGGGCTCGGCGATTACGTGTCGGGCAAGTATTTCGTCACGATGACGAAGCACAAGATCCAAGGAGGCTACACGCAAGATCTGGCGCTGAAGAAAGGCTCGCCCGCGAAGGTGCCGGGCGGTGCGCCGAAGTCGGCGGCTGACAAAAACCGCGCGAAAGCGTCCAAGGATCAAACCGAGATGTTTGAAAAGATCGACGAGCGAACAGGCGCGAGCACGTTCCATCGTCGACCGGTGAAGGGCTGACGATGGCTGACGCGTTTCACGACGACGAGTTCGATGCCGAGGAGGAAAAGTTCTTTGGCATGTATATCGGGACCGTGGTGAAACGCGATCCCGAACTTCGTCGCATCAAATTCGAGATCGAAGGGTTCATCGAGCCCGAAAGCCCGTGGGCGTATCCGATCGGCTCGATGGCTGGCGGTAGCGCGAACGTCGGCGCAGGTGGCGTGCCTCGTGAAAAAGCGCAGGTGCTCGTGTGGTTCGCGAACGGCGACATCGAGCGACCGTTCTATGCGCCGGCACATTGGGGCGAAGGCGAGATCCCCGAGGAGGTCGCTGACAAACCTGACGCGACGATCTGGTCAAGCGAGAATTGGGCGATCGTGCTCGACGACAGTGAAGGGTCAAACGAGCTTCGCATCATCAACCGCAAGACCGGCGACACGTTCGAGATGGATGCCGAGTCGAACTCGATCCGCATCGCTGCGACGACTTCGCTTGTCATCGAATGTCTCGGCGTCGTCGACATCAGCGGCGCAGCGGTCCAGATCAACGGGCGCAAGGTCGCGCCGATTGGAGATCCGATCTGATGGCTATCGACGTCCCGGTGTGCATTCAGTTGCCTGACATACCCGATCAACTGGAGATCACGTTCCCCGGTGGGGCGACGCTCGCGACGATTCAGGATGAAGTGTCGAAGATCCCGAGCCTCGTGTCGATGCCGTTCAACCTGCTGACGCAAGCCGGTCCGGTCATGGCTGACGTGAAGCCGATTTTCGACATCATCGACACGATCAAAGCGCTGTTCGACTGCTCGAAGGCTGTGCCCGATGCGATCTCGCAGTTGAGCCCAGGTCCGATCCTGAACTGTATCCCGACGCTCGCTGAGAAGGTCGACGCGTTGCTGAAGCTGATCCCGCAGTTGTCGGTCCCGTTGATGATCGTTGGGATCCTCGACACAGTGATCGCCGTCATCGACGGCTTGATCACGTTCCTCGAACAGCTAGGCGCGCAGGTGTCGGCGCTCGCGCGGCGCATCGAGGCAGCGTCGGAGATCGGCGACAACCGCCTCGACGAGATCCTGTTTTGCGCCGACGAAGATCAGCAAAAGTCGCAAACCAACGCGACGAATGCACTCGCGCCCGTCGGGCTGTTGCTCGAAGTCGTGAACATTTTTCTCGGGCTGATAGGTCAACCGCCGATCGATCTCGAAGGCGAAACCGACCTGCCGCTCGAAGAACTGATCGCACCGCTGCGGGACGTGCTCAACATCATCAAATCGGTCCGCAACGCGATCCCGGTATAGGTGGCAACGATGGCGAATGACTTTCTAGGATCTGGCTTGCTGCGACCGTTTGTTCGTGACGGCAAAGGCGACTTCGCCGCGTCGAGCGGTCGCGACCTGATCGACGCGTCGATCGGGCAAGTTCTCGGAACACGGGCGTCGAGCGCTGTCGCGCAGGGCGAGCTACCGTGGCAACCCGACGCGGGCTCGAAGCTGTATCTCGTGAAACACCGCAACAACATCGCCGTGACGCGCGAGACCGCGCGGGCGTTCGTGCTCGAAGCGCTGCGCCGGTGGGAACCGCGCGTCGAAGTTCTCGACGTGACAGTCGTCGAGCCTGAGCGTATAAACGAGTTGAACCGGCTCGTGCTGCTGATTACCTGGCGACCGATCGAACGCAACGTCGATCCGAATCAGGTGCGGTTCGGTCCGTTTCAGACGGAGGTCACGTTATGAGTTCGCTAGTACCGCAAAGCGTCGATTACACCGACAAGGACTTCGACGCGCTGAACGTGCGGCTCGAACGACTGATTCGCAGCGTGTTCCCCGACTGGACCGACTTCAACGTGCTGACGTTCGGCAACATAATGAAGCAACTGTTCGCCTTCGTCGGCGACGTGCTGACGTTTTACCAAGACGCGCAAGCTGCCGAAGCGTTCATCCCGACCGCGACACAGCGGCGGTCCATCATCAACCTCGCGAAGCTGATCGGCTTCGAGTTGCCAGGGCAAACCGCGGCGACGGTCGAGGTCACGCTGTCAGTCGCAACACCTCCCGCGGGCTCGGTCACGTTCCCTGCGGGCACGGTTGCGCGCACCGAAACGGTCGGCGCTGACGCGGTTCGCTTTCAAACGCTCAGCGAGGTCTTGATCCCCGCACTGGCAGATCCGCCCGAGGTCACGGTGCAAGCTGAAAACAGCGAGCCGCAGGAACAGCTACTCGAATCGAACGGGTTGCCCGATCAAGCGTTCCTGTTGTCGTTCGCGCCGTACCTCGACGACTCGCTTCAGATCAGCACGACGCAAGGCGAGTTCGAGGAGGTCGACTCGTTCCTCGACAGCGGTCCAACCGACCGGCACTTCACGGTCGAGGTCGATCAAAACGATCGCGCGACGGTCCGCTTCGGCGACGGCACGAACGGTTTGATCCCAACCGGAACGATCACCACCGAATACAAGACGGGCGGCGGCGAAGCTGGCAACGTCGAGGCAGGCTTGATCCGCATCGTCGAGGGCAACTTTCAAGACTCGTTTGCGAACGACGTGCGCGTGTCAGCGAACAACGTCGCCAAGGCAACGGGCGGCGGTCCGCGAATGAGCGTTGCGACTGCTCGACTCGTCGCGCCGACGACGCTGCGTGTGTTGAACCGGACCGTCGCGCGCGAGGATTACGAGATCAACGCGGTCAAGGTCGACGGCGTTGCTCGCGCTTTGATGCTGACGGCGGATCAGGATCCAAACGTCGCCGAGAACGTCGGATACCTGCGGGTTATCCCGACCGGTGGGGGCGCTCCTTCACAAGCGTTGCTCGATGCGGTGTTCGATCAGGTGACAGTTGAGTTCCCGAACACGATCACGTTCAAGGTGTTCGTGATCGGACCGACGTACCTGACGATCAACATCGAAGCGACTGTGTTCCTGCGGCAAGGGGCGAACGCCGCGACGGTCAAGCAAGCGATCCTCGACAACCTCGACGCGTACTTCGCACTCGAAACGACCGACGAAACCGGCGACACGGTCCCGAACCCGACGGTCGACTTCGGGTTCAACTTCAAAGATGCCGACGGCAACCCCGCAGGCGAGATCCCGGTCAGTGACCTGTACAACGTGATCCGCGACACGACGGGCGTGCGAAAGATCGGTGACAAGTTCGAGGACTTTTTGCTGAACGGCAGCGACCGCGACGTGCCGATCGACATACACGAGTTTCCATTGCTCGGGACCGTGACGCTGACAAATGGCGACACAGGTCAACCGCTGTAGGTGAACGATGCCGATTCGTGACCTGACAGGAACCATCGAGGCGCAATCGCAGTTCGGCGAGCCGTTCCTGTATCGGTTCGACCTCGCTGGTTCGTTCGGTGCGGTGTCGACGCTCGTCGCGAGCTTTTACACTCAAGTCGCGAACGGTGGCTTCGAGACGCCCGGCGTTGAACCGGGTGACGCCGACGGTTGGCTCGTGCTGCAAAAGGCTGGCGTTGAACTATACGCCGCGTTCGCTGGTGCTGCGTTCGAGTTCGCCTTCGAGGGTTTTGAACAGGCGTGGGACAACGACGACTTCAAGTTCGCTTTCGTCGGCGAAGGGACCGACATCGGTCGCGCGATATGGTTGCAGGGCAACAAGGACGAAGAGGACTTCGAGGACGGGTGGCTCAGCAACGAGTCATGGGATGATGAACTGCTGTCGACTGGCACCGCCGACTTCGGCACCGGTCCCGCTGAGCCGTTCGAGGGTTTCGAGCGACAGTGGTCGACGAACGAAGGCAATCAAGTCGCGTTCGGCGATCTGTTCTTCGTTGTCGTCGCGGCTGCCGATGGCGATTGGCAGATCTACTTTTCGCCGTCGGGTTACCCGGTCGCAGCCGACGCGCTCGATGCGGTCCTTGTTTCGTACACCGCAAGCGGCGGCGAGTCAGCCGACGACATTGCCGACGGTATCGCCGACGCGATCAACAACTCGGGCTTGCCAATCAACGCGGTCTCGGGCTCGCCAGTGTCGAACGCGTTGATCCTGTACACGTCGCCAGCGAACGGCGCGTACTTCGTCGACCTCGGTCACGAGCGCGCGGTCGCATACGGCAGCGCACCGATCGTTCCTGACGGTGGCGACCTGTGGCTGATCGCGACTGCTGTCGATGCGTCGACGACGTTCGGCGTGTTCAACACGACGACCGACGCGTTCGAGGCGTTCGAGCGCGAATGGCGCAGCAACGAGAACTTCAAGTTCGCTTTCGTCGGGCCACCGACGGATCTTCAGTTCGCCGAGTTCGATGATGACCTCGGTCCGACTGTGCAATATGAGGACTTCGAGGATGGGTGGCCCCTCGTTGTGATGAAAACGATCTAGGAGGTCGTGATGTCGGAACTTGACTGGACATTTTTGGGCGACGGGCTCGACGCCGGCACAGTGGACCGCGGTGTGACTGCCGGCATTGCGCGTCCATCGGGCGGCGGTTCGTTCCTGTTCGGCTTCAACAGCCTGCAACTTGTCGAGGGCGCCGTCGGTCTGAAGGCGTCGCCCGCGGGGTCAACGAACTTCGATCCGTTGCTGAAGGGCGGATCGATTCGCGGTTGCGTGAAGCGCGGCGCGAGCCCCGGCAACACCGGATGGTCGCCGTTCCTGTTCATCGGGTTGCAGGGCAACTCGGTCCTAGACAACGCGTACATGCTCGGGCTGAGCGATGACGATCCCTATCGGATCACGCTGCGCAAAAGCGACGGCGGCATCGTCACAGGGATCCCCGCGACCGACGATCAGAACCTTCGCCAAAGCACGGCGTCGTTTCAGATCGCCGATGACCTGTGGCATCACCTACGGCTCGATATGGTCGTGAACCTGAATGGCGATGTCGTGCTGAAGGTGTTCCAAAACGACTTGAGTGCGAACCCGATCGGGTCGGCTCCGGTTTGGACCGCGGTCGCTGGCATGACCGACTTCATCGACGACGCGCTCGGCATCAACACGGGGTCGCAGCCGTTCACCGACGGTCGTGTCGGGTTCGCGCACGCCGTGAGCGATTCGCAGCGGCGATCGTACTTCGATCACTTGGAGGCACTGAAGCAACTGTGAGGCACTGATGTCGTTCACCGCATGGGATAGGGGTCGCGGCGTGCGTCAACTGCGCGTCGTGCAACCGAACGGCTTCCCGCAATCGGGCAACGCCGCGTTCGTGCTCGGCAGCGACGATCCGGGTTATTACGAACAGATCGTTCGCGGCGACTTCGTTCAGGTGTACCGGTCCGTCGACCTGACTGCCGTGAACTTCGTGCGTGCTCGTTTCAGGCTTCGCGGTCCATCTGCGGATCCCCCCGCTGGTTTGATCTGGATCGCCTCGATAACGATCGACCTCGTTGACGAAACGACGATCACTGTCCCGACGGCGCGCACGCGAGATCTCGTCGACCTCGTTGCGCACGTCAGCAAACTGACCGGCGATCACCTTGTCGGCTTCAAACTGGAGTTGAGCGAATGAGTTTCTCGAATCAAAGCGAAACCGATATCCTCGACGCACTGCTCGGCGCGTCGAACCTCGGCATCTGGCCCAATCCTGTTTTTGTTGGCTTGTCGCGTGCTGACCCGCTCGACGATGCGAGCGGTCTCGACGAGCCGCCTGCGGGCGCGTATGCGCGACAGTCGCTCGCGAACAACGGAACGAACTGGCCCGCCGCAGTGTCGGGCGACACGAGCACGAAGTCGAACGGTGTGTTGATCGCGTTCCCGAGTGCAACCGCATCGTGGGGCACGATCACGCACTGGTTCCTCGCGACGGCGTTGACCGGTGGCGTCGTGCTCGCGTCGGCACCGCTCGACATCGCGAAGGTCATCGACACAGGCGACACCGCCGAGTTCAACATCGGCGACCTGAAGATCACGCTCGACTAAGAGGTCGTCATGGCGCAGCCGTATCAGCGACAGATCTTCACCGACACGCGGTCCAGTGGACTGACGAAGGTCGTGAACTTCGGGTCGGCGCCGCTCGCCGGCACGACGTTGCTGATGGCGTTTGCCATCGAGGACGGTCACGAGGTCGTATCGATCACGCAAGCCGGCGCGACGTGGGCTCGCGTGTTCGAGCGTGCCGACGCTGCAAGCCCCGACACGCGCGTCGAACTGTGGGCGGCGCAAACGATCGGCATCGGGACCGCGCAGGCTGCAACAGTCGAGTTTTCAGTCTCGGCAGCGGCATCGGTCGCAATCATCGGCGCCGAGATCGTGAACATCGATCTGCCCGCAGTGGATCAGATCATTACGAACAACGGGCTCGGCGCAACGGCAACGACAGGCACGACGGCGCTGACGACGCTCGCTGTCGAGTACGCTGTCGCAGCGTTTTCGAGCAACGACAACGGTGCGACGCACGGTTCGCCGACAAACGGTTACGCCATCGACGCGCAACTCGATGGACCGGGAGGCGATTCAACGAATGAAGAGCAACACCTTAGCTTGCTGTCGAAGGTGTTGCTCGCGCAGGCTGCCGAATCGACAGGCGTCACGATCTCGCCCGCCCCGACTCGTTGGGCTGCGGGTCTCGCGACGCTAAAGGCGTTCCAACCCGGCACGCAAACATTCAAGGGAACGATCCCGTGCGCGAGCGGTTCGCAAACGACGCTCGACGTGCGCAAGTCGCTGTCGGGTTCCGCTTCGTGCGTCGGCGCGCATCAGGGCACGCTGTCGATGACGTGGGCGCTGAGCGGTGCGGCTGCCGGTATCAGCGGCAGCGTCGCCGAGTTGCTAGTCAAGACCGGTCAACCCGCGGTGCTCGTCGAGATCCCCGCGCTGTATGTCGATGACGTTGCGACCGACGAGATCGGGACCGGCAACTGGCTCGTGAACCGCGACCCGGGTCCAGGCGAAACGAACGCACCCGCCGACGGTCCGATTCGTTTCGACATCGTGAATCTGAGCGCGTCGGCACTGCCGCCGAACTTCGCCGTCGCGCTCGACCTTGTGATCGGCGACGACGTTGTGATCTACACGCATCCGACCGGCTTTCAAAACGGTTGGACCGGATCGGTGACGACGATTCAGTCGCCCGGCGCAACCGCGCCCGACGGTTATCGGTTCATCGGGTATCCGCCTGATCCGTTCGACAGCCTCGAAAGCGTCACGGTGTTTGTCGCTGGCGGTATCAGCGGCGGCTATCAATGGACCTTTGAGATCCAAGACCTCACACCGCCCGACCTGATCGAAGCGGTTGCACTGGA